TGATTCTTCGATAGAATTTTTCTTTCGGAGTATATGTTAATGGAATTCTGATTCTTGTAGTTGTGTTATCAGAATTTGTTTTTTTGATATAGACTTCATTGAACAAATTACCGAACACAACAACCAATTTTCTTATAGATTCATTATAATATTCAGTAAACATTAGGGTGTTCCTTCCGAGAACGGATCTGTCTCACAATAATTTATAACATTATTTTGTCTGACTTCGAGAGAAGTTATATCATTATCTCCAAAGTTTTCACCTGTCAATGAGTTCTTGGGAATGAGGGTGTTTGATGCCGTGATTCCGTGAATGTATTGCTTGGCTCCGGAAATTTCTCCATGCAGAATGGCGGTAGCTCCGGGCATTGCAAACGAATCTAAAGTAGTGATATATGCCGAAGAAATTCTGTCTATACCAGAAACACCATTGTATTGAATCAAAGTTCCAGTAGAAAGAATAGAGCCTGTCGTGTTTCCAATTGAGCTTGGATTTTCCAAATATTGACGAACTGTCTCTCCCTCATAAAATCCATATATGGCGACACTTGGAATTCTCTTAACAAAAAGTAATTTAGGAATCCAGTGTCTTTCTTCTTCGAGAGCATCTATTTCAGTTACACCGGTGTCCATCTTGGAATGATCATAGTTGAAGAGTTCGCATGTTATTTTATATGTGTAATTTCTTCCGTGAATATAGAATGGAACTTCGTGTTCAATAAAATTGATTTCAAATAATGATCGAGAGAGTGGCATGAAGATTAAATCTCCTTCTCTCGGTCTTTTTATGTCTTCTCTATAATTTGTAATTTGCTCGGTAAATCTTTTCTGGGACATTATCAAGGTGATTCTGTCTTTGACCTGCAACCCGAACTTTGATACAAGATCTCCTGCACCTTCAAAACCGTTCACTGATTCGATATACATCTCTATCGTATATGGATCATTGAATTTGTACCATTTTCCCTCACCGAACAGTCTATCTTCCTTGATCATTTCTCTCGGAACATACACCATGTCTTGACCGAACATTTTTATTTGTTCGACAATCATGCTGTCTAGCAAAGCTTGCTCTGCCGGGGATTTTTGATTGAAAAATGGATTTGTCGCCATTTATCATCCCATCTGGAAGGTCGGTGGACCTTCGAATGCGGTATAAATTTCCGTTTCAATCTTGTCGATTTCAGTCTGAGCTTCCTGTACCATTGCCGCTCCTCGAAGGGTTCCTCCGCCGGGCAAAGGTATATTTTCATATTTTGATAAATTAATGCCCCACTGTCTTTTGATTAATTGTACAAAGTATTTTTTGAGAATACGATCATTATAGATTTCATTAAACTTCTCGGGATCAAGAGCCAGATATGCTTCAAACATTATTGACTGGCCCGGTTTTAAATCTGTTGACCAATCAGTATTGATTGTAATTCTGTTTGATGATTTGGTAAATGAAAAAGTCTTTTCTGGTGAAAAGTATTGATTCATCAAGGTGATGTATCTCATCGCATTATCATAATTTGCAATAGGAAGATCTTGAGTCCCGTACAATCCTCTATTGATCTGAAAGTAATCAGATAGAGCCCACTGATACTTGATGTTGAACATATTATTCGAAGAACTGATCGGGTCATATTGGAACAGTCTCACGATAGAGACTATATCAGTTCCATTTGGTCTTTCTCCAGTCACACCACTAAATGCACCTATGTTATCGGATAAAATATATCTTCTTGCTTGATCCTCTTCCGTAACTTTATACGAAAGATAACCCAATATCACACCATCAAAATGACGCTCTGCAAATAACTGCAAAGCGTCATCAAGTCGATCAGAAGCCTGTTGCCAGTCAACGTTTATGTCAATGACTGGTTTTCCCAGAGCCCTGAATGCGTATTCGATTATGTCTTCTCTTGATTTTAATCTATTGTCCGGCATATTGCACCGGAATTATGTAGGCGGTGGTTGTTCTTGAATTTCCTCGGTTTTTGGAGGCTCTGCGACCGCTACCGGCATTTCCGGAAGGGTCACTTCAACCCTAGAAACATCCTCAAGATTCATGTTTTCTATGTAATACTTTCGAGTTATCGGGGAGACCGATTCATGTTCTTCGGATTCCTTATAATTGCTGAATCCGGGCATTGCAAGCGGGCAATGGAGTTTTGGATAATCCAGTTTGGAGTATTCGTCTCCGGTTGCAAGCAACCAAGTCATTTTCTTGTCGCCACAACCACAAGCCCCACAATAATATTGGCCTTCTTGTGCTTCGCTTTTTTTCAGGTGCTCACAAGGAGGGAGGATGCCGCCTGAGTGTCTGTTGCCGAAACATCCCAAGACCCGGAGTTGCTTTTCGGCTTTGTTGACCTTGTTGTCCGTCAGACCTCGCGATGCCATTGCGCTCGCGAAGCTTTGGATCATAGTTAGTTTTTTTTTACACCACTCTCCACAGCCTCTCCGCTTCGGAAGGCTGTCTGCTCTCCTTGAGCAGATTGACTTTGCTCCGCCGGAGGAGGAGCTGGCTCAGCTTTTTTACCACAACCACAACCTTTATTTTCTGACATGATTTATCCTCAAATTATGTTTACTGGAACTTTTCGCACAAGTCTGATAGCCATTGCTTTGGTATCAGACACCAATAGTGTATCACCATATGTAGGCAGGTCAAATGACTGCGCAAGCAAAAGAGAGATTTTTTTTGTGTCATTGCCTACATTTTGTTGAACATATGTCGAAGTAAGATATTCTGTTTCGATCATGGGAGAGAAACGAAAATCGGGATCAAAATTATATGGAAGATTTTTTGCAATAAAACCAAGCTCATCTCTACTCGGAATATACCAATCTTTATATCCACCCGGAGTATATTGATTCAGTCTTCGAATTTGATTTTCATTATATTTGCTTTTATTGTAATACCCATCATACACTGATGTTTCTTCTGTAATTACAGTGTTTGGGATAGCATTTGTGACAAAGTTTTTAATATCTGCAGGTGCTAATATCAACGCCCAAGCATAGCGAGATTCTCCAACACCGTCACCAGATGCTCTATATTCTTGTGCTTGGCCAGTCAAAAGATTTCCCAAAACGAGCGAGCCAGAGGGACTAACCGGTGGTCCCGGATAAAAAATTCCAACACATAAACCGCCTCTAAAGAAACTCAGCTGAGCAGGAACAAAGGATGCTTCTACTGGATTTTCCATTAAGGCTCTCCCTGAGTACAATTTCTAAAACATTCGGAACATGAGAAATCTTTTTCTCCAAGCAAATAAAAAGATCCGTTTAATTTTTCGCAATCTTTAAAATTTATACTTTCAAAACATCTACATGGAACACCTTGTACACAACAATTACCATAAGTATCAAGTTCCACATTTCCGCTTATGAAACTACTGTTATTTGGTTTTTTGGTGTCCAAAACAGAAGAACACCCGGGATTGGTATCACAATTCCCAGTTGCAGGATAGAAAATAGTTGAATATCCGTCTAAACTCAATTTAACACAATCAGCTTCAGTGCATACTGAAAAACACCTAGATTGAGTTATACCGCCCATTAAAGTATAGCCGCAACATTTTCTTGTATTCCTGACATCTCTATCACCAGAAATGCAGAATGTAGACGCAGTTATTTTTGAACATGATCCCTCTATCCACACACCATCAAGATCTTCACATACTGTTTTTTCAATTCCTTCCGTCACTCCACCATAGAAACATGAACAACAACAGCCTGTTCTTCCTTCAGGAAAACAAAAGCCAGAACATTCTTCCGATTCAAAAAAATATCCACCCAGAGCACTGCATGATCCATATGTCGATTTAAAAGATATCGAAGAAGAATCAGATGATCCGGTACAGCAACACCCACTTAATCCCGGAAAAAGATAAGACGAATAATCTATCGGAGTTTGGATTCTGGATCTGAAATGAATGCTCATGTGATTAAATATTTATAGGGTTTCTAATTGATCTTGTCCGAATTCAGCACATGGATCCGGACTTCCTCCACATTTGACATCATATACCGTATCATCTATTGAAATGGAAACAATTTGAGTCGTGGAAAAATCGGTTTCTGTTTGTTGTTTATTTTTTGCGACACCGCAAGAAACAGAACAAGAAGAATCCCCGTAAAAAATACCGAAACACTTATTTTCTTCTTTATTTTCTTCACAGGTCCCGTCTGGATAACAACACGCCCCCAACTTCGGGGCTTGTGTAAAGCAACAATTTATACCACCACAGGTGGTTCCTTCACCAAAGAAAATTCCCCCTAAAGCAGAGCATCCAGCCGGAGTCAGGATCTGACAGGTCTTGTCGGAATATACACAGCACGCACCTTGTATCTCCACCGGCAATCCTTCAACACAATCATAATCACAGCAATTTCCTTCGAAGGGTGTTCCTTTATAATATTCCTCACATATTTTAAAAGTAACATTCGGAATGCAAGTATAACCCAAACAACATGATGTTACTGGCTTTGATATATCATAACATTGGCGCATTGTATTATCGTCACTAGATGTATACTCGACACCATCACATTGGATTCCATCATAATACACACCCCCAAAATACTCACATTCATTTTTAGACACGCCGATTACACAATGTCCGTTCGAGCAGCATATCGCGGTAGGTCCACAAGTCAAACTACAAGGCGTGAATAGATTAAATGTTCCTGACCTTTTGATACACCAATCTTCGGTAACATATTCAGCACATGTTGATGTTTGTCCTGAAGTATAGCAGCAAGATCCTACACCATCAAATCCTTTACAGAATGTCGCACCATAACCTCTTTCGACTATGGTTGCATACCAATTTGAACCTTTATCATTGGTCATCAAGTTCATTATATTGGTTCCGCATCCAAAATTTGAAGAATATGGAGAATCTTCAAAATACACATTTGAAGGAAACTGAGAGAATCCGCTCCCTTCGACAAATAATGTGACTGAAATTAATTCATTGTCTCCATACAGAGAAGGATCTAGAGTAAATCCAGACAAACCCATCGGAGTTGTTATTTTATAAACTCCGCCATTTGTTATTCCCAATATGACATTGTTTGAATCAGATACAATATCAATAATGTTGTTTTGACCATGGAAATATACTTGGGAAGAATTCGTGGTTATACCTTCAATGTTACTGAAAGAAAACGCTCCAGAGGTCTTTCCGTATGAAATTTTCGTAGTATCCATCAAGAATTGAGTTCTTGCAAAAAGAACTTTGCCATCAACAGCAGTGGATGTAAGGGTCACTCCATATACTACATCCAATGGAGTTATCAGTATGGAATCCCCCGTAACTTCTCCTGTTAAGTTTCCAATGAACGATATTCCTTTTACGGTTAATGTATAACCTGAAGATGAGGAAAAAAACGTCAAGCCACCGGAAACATTGTCACCGAATACCGTTCCCGTGTAACCAGTTGGTCCTCTTGTCCCGTATATTGTAAATAATTTATTCCC